ATGGTGTATTCATAGCAACAACAAAATAAATGAGGTGATAACTATGTTGTGGAAAAATTTACTACTAATGAAGTTCGAAAATGGTTTTCGTATTATGCCAGACAACAAAGAAGATGACAAGTTCTTTGTATTAGATGAATGTCAACTTGAAATTGGAGATGAGTTTAGAGTTGGCCCAAATGGTTACTTTGAAAAGATTGGTAATCCAATTAAACTTATGAACAAGTTTGAGAAAGAGGAGTTAGCACAATGATGTGGGTTGACTACAGTATAGACCAAGCTGGTAGAGCATTTAAAGTAAAAGGTGATTGGGAAGGTGAGGTTATGGGTGTCGCAAAAGACGGTACTCAGAAAGAACACTATCTTTATAAGCCTGGCGATAGATTTGTTGTATCTGAAACAGGTTGGTTAATACCAGAATGGCCAAAAGAAGATTAAGATAGGAAGGGCAATTACTGCCTTTCCTTTTTTTATTGTTTTATAAATTTAGAAGTTAAATGTTGCACCGATTGTGACATCACCACGAGCAGCTGCATTTACGTCCCAAGAAGATTTTGCTTCTAGTTCCAAAGAGTCTGTCCAGTTGTATGTTGCAGAAAGGTCAATAGTTGGGCGTGAACCTTTTTCCAATGTGTCAAACAATACGATGTTGTCTGTTGCAGTAGAATCAAATGCAGAAATTACTGAACTTACTTCTAGTTCTGTTTTACCTATGCCATATGTTGCAGAAGGTTTAACTGTTACTGAAGTTGTTGACTTGTCTAAGTTGTAAAGTGATTTTAGTTCAGCGCCGAAGTTTAAACCATCTTCAGCTAATAGTGGTGTGCCTGCAACAACTACTGCTGCAGCTAAGATTGATGTTTTCATTTTTAGAAATTCCTTGTATATCTGTGATTTGTCATCACCCTTTACTTATACTATGCAATCAATTATTTGTCAAGGAATAACTATATTATTATAAATGTGTGTCTTCAGTATCACACACACGCTTCTGTGTTTTCTGTATAAATACATACAGGAGAATTTATTAATGGAACAACAACTTTCTTATTTTACTGGCCGTGATGGTTTTGTTTGGTGGATCGGTGTGGTAGAAGATAGAGGCGACCCTATGTCATTAGGAAGAGTTCGTTGTCGTATCTTTGGATATCATACAGAAGATAAAACTAAACTACCAACAGTTGACTTACCTTGGGCATTGTGTATGCAACCCGCTAACTCTGCATCTTCTGGTGGCGTGGGTAGTTCGCCCACAGGGCCGATAGAAGGTACATGGTGTGTAGGTTTCTGGCGTGACCCAGATTACATGCAAGAACCAATGGTGTTAGGAACAATTCCTGGCAACAACACCTCCGCATCTGCACCACAAGGTGGAGCGCCGTTTGACTTCTCACCAGAGACAACAAAAGAGATTGATAAGGTAGAGACAGTAACTATCATTGCAGATGGTACTACAACAGAATTTGCAACTCCATTCGAAACTACAGACTCAACTGTTCTCGTAACAAAAGACGGACAGTCTGATAGGCCTACAAACAAACCACCCGAATCATATTCTAACACTGAAGTTGACGCTCCTGATTATTCTTGGGGAAGAACGTGGACTGCTGAAGACTTTGACAATGTTGGGTCTAGGAAGGGCGCTCAAACCGCTAGGATGTTAAATCAATTATTGCCTTGGGTTCGTAATAGATTTGCACAAGGTATCATTAATATTATTTCACAGAACGAAGGATATGATGCAACTGTCGGCGCAGAAGGTGGTTTCAGAACTCCAGCGATGCAAAGAGCAATTAAAGCTAGAGGTGTGAAAGCGGCAAGTAAATCATACCATGAGTTTGCTGTTGCGATTGACTTAGTGATATATGTTAATGGTAAGTATGATACAGGTAGTAGAAGTCCAAACCCATATACTGGTGTCGCACGTTCAGCAATGGCTTCAGCAGGATTGAAGAATGATATTTCAAACGACCCTGGCCATTTCTATCCACAAGAGTTTTCCAAAGGTGTTCCTTCAAAGGTTAAAAATAATCAACAATCTATTTCTGATTATGCAAAGTCAGTTGGTATTCAAACAGAAGATACCAGTGATACATCTTCATCATCAAGGGCAGTATAATGGCATATAAAATTGAACAGAACAAAATTGTATTTGATGAACCACCAAGAGCTGGTGAAGAGATTCAAGTTACAGTATCTACTCAACAAAATCTAAATGGATTTGCTGATCCTCGTTCATACTATCCTCGTAGAGTAAATGAAGTTGATACGAATAGACTTGCAGTAAATGATTTAAGTAAACAACATCCAGTTGTCAACTATAAAAGAAAACGTGTAGATGATTTAACTGGAGAACCAGAGACAAATTTCAATGCAAAGTATCCTTTCAACCATGTGAAGGAAACAGAGAGTGGACATATTCAAGAACTGGATGATACGCCAGGCCATGAGAGGATACATGAGTATCATCGTTCTGGAACTTTCTATGAGATTCATCCAGACGGAACTAAAGTAACCAAAGTGGTTGGTGAAGATTTTGAAATCATTCATCAGAATAAAAGTGTTCGTGTTCGTGGAGACTGTAAAGTTTTTATTGACGGAGACAGTGAAGTATATGTTCGTGGTTCTATGAATGCACAAGTAGATGAAGACTTGAACTTTAATGTAGGAAGAAACATTACATTCCATGCAGGCAAAAACATCCGTATGTATTCTAACGAGTCTACAGAGATGACTGCACAACAAGAGATTACCGCAACAGCAGTAAGTAATATGAAACTACAGACGCAGGCTAATTTAGATATCGCTGCTGATGGTAATTACAAAACAAGTATTAAAGGTGATACAGATTTCATTGGTGATGGTTATGGTGTATTCATGTATGGTGATGATATGAATCTTATCACTGATGCGATTATGGATATCAATGCAGGCGCAACTATGAACCTTACATCATCAAGTGCTATGGACTTAGTTGGTTCTACTATTGATTTCAATAAGGCATCAAGAGCTCCAGCGGCCGCATTGTCCGCTCAGGATATTATATTCAAAGACTCTAGAGGCGCAGTTAGTTATACTGAAGGTGAAGAGATTGAAGAACCACCAGAAGCGATTGTTCTTCCAGAAAAAGAATTGGTTGAGTTGCTTGATGAAGGTGGGTTTCATGGTGATGATGATGTTGAGAAAACAGAAGAAGAACTTCGTGCCGCAATCAAAGATGGTTCTGCACTTCCTAGTAAGTTCTCCGATTATTCTTACAATGGACTTGAGGGAAATTATAATGTGAACAGTGCTGCAAGAACAGTACTCTCATCTCCGCCAGTTCCAGTGGATGTTGGAGATCATGGTTCTAGTGACGGAACAAATGCTAATGAAAATAAAGAAGCGGCTGGTAATCAGAATGTTCAAGGAGTTGAACAGGTAACAGTAACACCATCTAATGGTATTGACTATTCATTACAGTTGTCTCCAAGTTTCACACTTGGAATGATTTCCTCTCGAGCATCATTCGGACATAAGATACGCCCGCAACACGGATTAACATCAGAACAGATTATTAATAACTTGAAGAATATTGCGGTTAACTCTCTTGAACCTATCAAACAACAATACCCAGGCATGTTTGTCACATCTGGTTTCCGTCCTGCTAAAGGAACGTCCCAACATGAAAGAGGGATGGCTTGTGATATGCAGTTTAGAGGTTCGCCAAAATCTGAGTACCATGAGATTGCCGTTTGGATTCGTGCGAATGTTCCACACGATCAATTGTTACTGGAATATAAAAATACTGGAACAGGTAATCCTTGGATACACCTATCATTAACTCCATCTAGTAATAGAGGACAGTCAATGACATTTTGGAATCATAGTAGATATAAGAGTGTTGGAACATTCTATAATCTTGCGTAGGAGAAATTATGCCTGAAGTTACAAGAGTTGGTTTGGATAGTCATGTCGGACACCTAAGTCCTACTAGCCCATTTCATCAAACTGCATATGCTACAGGTTCACCAAATGTTTTTTGTGATGGTGCTGCGGTTGTAAGGATTGGAGATACTACTACTTGTGGCGATCCAGCGACAGGGGGTAGCGGAACAGTAAGTGCAAATGGAATTCCAGTGCATAGAAAAGGTGATGCAACTGGAGGACATGGAAGTTGGGTGCCAAATGAATCTGCATCTGGCTCTGGTACAGTGTCAGCAGGATAACAAAAACAAAATAGGAAATAAAAAATGTATGAGTATAGATGTAAGGTAGTAAAGATAATAGACGGCGATACAGTTGATGTAGATATTGATTTGGGATTTGGTGTGTGGTTGAAGAAAGAACGTATTCGTATGTATGGAATTGACACACCAGAAAGTCGCACAAGAGATTTAGAAGAAAAGAAATATGGACTTGCCGCAAAAGATTACATCACTAGGTTGTTAGATGACGAAGGTGGTATTGTTCTTAAAACAAGAAAGGATGCAGAAGGTAAGTACGGACGTATCCTTGG